CATCTGGAATCTTTGACCCGAATGCGATTACCTTCTCATGCAATGGATTGGGTGTCTTGAGATACAAGAACTTTATCTTGTCCCCTTCACGAATCTCCTGATACTTTCCACCCAACTTGTTCTTCTTGAGGTTGTAGTTGAACAGTAGAGAACCCTTTGTTGCGATTGGCGTTCCCTTCTTGTAGATTGTGGAAGGATCACCATACTCCTTCAGCCCATTGCAACTTCTTGGGAATGCTATCTTCTCTGGCGGAAGGCTCTTAAAAACATTCCTAAAGGTCGAAACAAACTCATGCACATGATCCTCGTCCTTGTTCATGACGATTGAGATGGCTTCCTTGAGGGCATTGCGGACAACCTCTGGTGTGGAAGAACGAGCAGTCTCAATACCCATTATCTTGAGTTCGGGAACCTTTAGATAAACATTCTCTTCGCCCATGCGAACATTTAGCATGTATCGCTTCTTTGCAGTCCAAATTCCCGATGAAGCAATCGACTCTCGCTTCATACGCATCTTGTTCTCATACGCATTTGTGTATTCAGCAAGGCGATCATAAGACTTATTGATGACCTTCTGAATTGCCTCATTGGATGCCTTGTCAATGAACTGTGTGATCTTCTGTTCGTCCTTCTCGTTTGGCATTACCTTGGACACAAGCGGACCAAGATTTAGATAGACGGAGTCTGTGTCGATTGCAATCACATAATCGACATCCTCTGTGCCGTTTGCCTTGTTGAGATACTGATTCAGATCTTTTTCGACCCACTGCACCGACAACTGCCCCGATAGCGTGATTGCCTCAGCAATCGCCTCATCATAGTACCGAAACCATTCGTTTCCAATGGCACCGAAGGCGGAATTGAGTTGGATCTTGCGAACGAGTTGGAAGTTGTGGTACTTCGATATGGAGAGTCGTAAACTCTCTCTGCATTCCTCAGACGCATCCACAGGAAGTCGTTTGAGAGAAGCCTTTGCGTCGAGCATGAGATTTTTATAGTTCTTCCGCTCCTCGTACATTCTCCCCATGAGTTCAGGAAGAAATCCCCGAACATCCCTTCGATAAGTCGTACCATTGGCAGCAAGACAGACTCCTCTGCGGACGGCTTTCTCTCGCTCTGATATGGCAAGAGGCGAACCCTTGATGAAGGAATCGGGCGTAACCATCCTTCGAATCCCGTCTGCCGTCTTAGTCTCGGGAGATAAGTTGTACTGCATGATGAGGTGGGGATATAGTGAGTCGAGGTCGAACGAGACAACCCATTTATGCTGTCCAACTTGCGGATCTTTGACATACGCACCTTCAAATGACGCATCTTTCTTTCCTTTCTTCTTCGGGGGAATGACTATGTTCTTGCCATGCAAATGGTGATAAATGATCTGCTCCCACGTTCTGACCTGTGAGAAAACATCATTGAGATTCACCTTTGCAGAGTAAGCCAACGATACTGCAAGTTCAAGAAGCCTGAGTTTTGCCTCAAGTTTCTGAACAAGAATGGTATCCTGAATGTTGTATTGAACGAACTTGGTGAAATCGTTCTTGTAGAAATCAGAGAAGTTGTCGTACTCTACATACGCAACCTTCGTCTCTCCAAGTTCAACAGAGGTGATGTGACCCAACTTGTAGGACTCTCGCGTCACATAGGTGAACTTCTTGTAGAGATCAAAGTAGTCGAGCGTGTTGATGCCCACGATCTCATAAGAAATACTTTCCTTACCCATGATCTCAACTTTGCGCTCCTTGAGTTTGCCCCAAGGAGAGAACTTCTTGGCAAACTTCTCACCAAACAGACGAGTCATTCTGTTCACAAGATACGGAATGTCGAAGAACTGAACATTCCATCCTGTGATAATGTCAATTCCAAGAGTCTGCCATGTGAGCATGAAGTCACCAAGCATCTGCTCTTCGTTGTCATACACATTCACATGGAAATCTGTCGGCATCTTCGTAAGATCGACATTCCCCAATGCGTAGGTGTACTTCTTCTCGCCAACGATCAGCGTGATGACATTGATGCGCTCGTTTGCAGTATCGATATTGGGAAAGCCTTCCTCCGACTCAGTTTCAATGTCGAGGTAGGCAATCCGCATCAACTTCATATCATAGTTGATCTCGGACTTGTATTCATCACCGATGAATTGATAGAGATAGTCTGTGTTCCCGTAGATGGGATATGCATGGACATCTCTGTATTTCTCAACAAACTCCCGCGCTGAGTCGATGTCATCGAATACTATAGGTTCAACACTCTTGCCATCAAGCGTGTGCCATGCCGATCCTTTCTTGCCCGTGACAAAGAGGGTGGGTTGGAAAGTCTGCTCCTCGGCAAAGGGAATCCCATTCTCATAGCCGCGATGCAGAATGCGATTGCCGCGAATGGCAACATTCGTGTAGAACTTCTTCATAGAGGTAAGTATATCTCATTGCATCAGAGATGCAAGAGTTGATGGGATCTCTTCTTTGATTCTGTTCTCTGCCAACTGAATGTATTCGGGATTCAGTTCAGTTCCCACAAAGTTTCTTTTGTTTTCAAGAGCCACAACAGCGGTTGTTCCCGATCCTGTAAATGGATCTAGCACCGTGCCACCTTCAGGACACCCTGCAAGAATGCAAGGAAGAATAAGATTCTTTGGATAGACCGCGAAGTGCGCTCCCTTGTATCCCTTGGTGTTTACCGTCCAAACGGAACGCTTGTTTTTCAAACCATCATCAGAATAGCCAGTCTTTCCATTCCTAGCCATCGCCAAACCAGCATATCCATGCTTTGGATCAACCCCATCCTCAATTTGCTTACCCAAAGTACCAAGACCTGTTCGCTCAATGAGTTTCTTCTTTCGTTCAGCCCTACCAAAAGAAGCCTCTGCTAAAGGCTCCTTGATCGCCTCATGGTCATAGTAGTAATGAGACTTCTTGGAAAGAAGAAAGATATACTCATGCGACTTAGTGCAGCGATCTGTGACGGACTCAGGCATCGGATTTGGCTTTGACCAAATGATGTCTTGACGCAGCCACCAGCCATCCGCTTGCAGGGCAAATGCAACTCTCCAAGGAATGCCGATGAGATCCTTGTGCTTCAGACCCTTCTGCTCCCTGCGATTTCCAGGAATGAATGTAGGCATATCCCTCTGCCCACCAATTGATTGTGGTGGAGGAGCGACATTCTTCTGTGCCATGTATGAATCACCAAGATTCAACCATAGAGTGCCATCAGGACGCAAACAGCGGCGAACTTCACGGAATACATCAACGAGTGCTTGAACATACTCGTTGACTTCCTGCTCCGATCCAATCTCTCCCTCACCACCTCCGTAGTCACGAAGTCCGAAGTACGGAGGTGAGGTAACGCAAGTATGAACAGAATCTGCATCAATTTGCTTGAGTGCTTCACGACAATCACCTTGTATGATCTTGTAGTTCATATTCAGTAGCCTTTGCCACGAACGAAATAGTTTTCCTCAAAAGATGTGAAACCAAAGCATTCCCGTGCATAGTCGAGAATGATCTTCTTATCAAAGTTGTTGCAAGAATAGACATCCAGCGTGATGAAGTGGGTGGGTTCGATTGAGTGGATTTGAATACCACTTTCAATCAGAGGAACCCACCCACTTACACCAGCCTTTGCTGGATAGAGTTCCCTGCCAAGGTGAGTTGGTCCATGAATGACGATTGGTTGGCTCATTCGGGTCATCCCGATCTTATCAACCACTCGTTCTAAAAATCTGTATGTAAGTTCCATGTCATCTGCAACACCATCCTTGCAGTTGTACATGTCTAGGTAGTATGAATATCCGAATGCCATTTACTCGCGCTCCACCATGTAGATGTGATCTTGATGAATGAGATCAAACTCTTTGAAGTGATTTCCTCTGACTTTGGTGATATCCCAAAGAGCCTTGTCACCGACCTTGATGTCTTCGGTGACACCATCCCCAACAGCAACAACTCTAGACCAAACCAACCGCGAGTTCACCTTCTCTGTGTAGATGATGCCAGCCTCAGTGGTCTTCTGACCACCAAACTCTGCCTTCAGAGCAACAAACTTTCCAACGGGACGAAATCCATTCATGAGAGTTCCCTTGTAGTGCAGTTGAACAGAGAGTCTCCGTATTGTACCTTGAGTCTCTTCTCTTGACGATATGCAGAGAGGAGAACGATATAGTTGATGACATCAACCATTGTGTCCTCAAACGATTCATCCTTTACATGTTGCTTGCCCGATGCAAGAATGGAGGACAAGCGACTCATCTTGTCCGTGAGACGAACCATGAAACCCTGTTCCGTGGAACAGATACCCATTGCTTCGACTCGGGTGAAGTTTGCGAATGGCTCCTTGCCATCATTACCAGCATAGTCTCGGTTCTTCTTGTCCATGAGTTCCCGTGCTTGCTTGCAGAGAACTTCGTGATGCTTCAACAGTTCTTCGCGTGTCATATCACCTCCGTACATTATTTGACTCCTGTGCTTCCAAATCCACCATCTCTTGAGGTCTTCTTGCTAGGTCTTTCGCCACATTCAACGAGAATGTAGTCAAGGTTACAAACCATTTCTGCCTGAGCAATACGCATTCCATGCTCAATCGTGATTCTTGAAAGAGAATCGTTCTTGAGCATGACGAAGCATTCCTCCACATAGTCTGCATCGATTATACCTTCTGCATTCTGTGTGACAAGCCCATTCTTAAAAGAAAGACCAGATCGTGGATGAACACGAACAGAATGATTTTCAGGGATATCGAATATTAACCCTGTGGGGATAAGAACACGAAACTCTGCTGGAATTTCAACTTTATCTGTGCAATAAAGTTCAATAGGCTCATTCATACGAGTATAAGCCTTTACCTTTTCCACCCCCATGAGACAGGCAGTCAGATCAAAACATGCAGATTGTTCGGTTGCAAAGGATGGAACGATAGCATTGGGGTTCACTTTGAACACTTTCAGCATAATATAAATCTCCTTTGATTATCGTCGGGCTTTGAACTTTTTCTTGTTCTTGTTGCGGTCAAGGAGCATTTCAAGTCGCTTGCGCTTTGCCACTTCGTCTTCTTGCTGCTTTAGCATAGTTTCTGTAGGGCTTGGTACTGCGACTGGCTTTTGTCCTTCCATATCTCGCATGGCTTGAAGAACACCACCCATTTCTTGCATCTTTGTCTTGTAGTTTGCAAGATTTGCTTCCATACGAGGACGCTCTGTATCGGGGAAGGTTGAATTCTTCAACAAGGATTCACATGCAGCAATACCTTCATCATACTTGTGAAGATAGAAAGCAGTTGCTGCGATTTCATCATCACATTGCCAACGATAGACATCCTCATCGATGAATAGAATATCAAACTTAGGATAAGGCATTGTCTTTGCCATAGACGCATAGAGATACGCCAGTCTTGGTTGATTTACCAACCGATACATCTTTGCAATTTGGTAGAGGGGTTCTGCACGAATAGGACGATAGTTCCATGCCATGAGGAACTTCTCCTTGATTTCACCAAATGTCTTGTTAGTGATTGCCGCAATCATTGCAATGCGGTAAAGAGAATAGAAGATTTCTTCTTCCCAACCACCTAACTCCACACGCTTGCGGTATGCCGCATCAGACTTTTCCCACTGCTGAGAATCAAAGTATGATT